TCTAGTAATAGCCGTTACTATTGAGACTGACGCTGAGGTCGGTTCGAAAAAGAACCTCACGTCTGAGGTGAGGTTCAGGTGATACCGGTTCCACGACTCTCCGCAGGGGCCAACCTACTGAGTCGGACACGGTCCTCTTCTACACCAGGTGCCATTGGGCTGAACATCCGCTGAACGCGGTGCCAGCCCCACGCTGGTACGTCTCGATGCGATTACATCTACGCTTTTTTGTAAACCACAAGACCTGGTTATTTCTTAATCAGGGTAGGGCGATGCCCAATCATCGTCAAGAGTAATTTCGCACTATTTTGTATCAAAAATATCTATCCTCTTCAACACCTTAAGTGTTTCTCCCGAGAAATCACCATGGAACACTTCCGTAAGTGTTCGTCAAGAGTCTGTGTGTGCAAACACAAGATATTGTGTTTGTAGGTGTTTTCACACGTTATTCACATTATGTTCCATTGACTTTGAACTGCTTCACACTTTTGATTCTGTGCAAACACCTTAAATTAAGCTGTTTCAAACCACCACCAAACGACGGTACAACATCCAACTCCGGTCTTCTGAATAATTTCGATGAGAGTGTCAATTAATTAGCTTCGTTGTCGTTCAGCCGGCACCGATTGATCGTCCCCGCTTCATTACGGGAGACATCGATGCCCAGACGACTGATTGGAATTTCAGCTTTTTATAAAAACGACCGGCCAGGTGGAATCGGAATCAGCATTGACGAGAGCTTCGGCAATCTCGATGACATGCTGGTCATCCTTCAAGCCTCATACAACGCCATGTGGGCTGAGTGCCAGGAGAACGGCTCACTGCCTGACCTGATCAACGATCTACGTGCACAGCTGGGTGAGATCGGCTCGAGCAAACCAGACTACGCACTCGACACCGTTGCCATCGTGATCGGCAATGTTTGGTGTCTAGAGAACCGCGGACACATGATTTCAGACGAGTTCAACGGTCTACAGCTCGTTTATTTCGGGCAATAAAACCAAAACTCTCAAACATCGTGGATCTTGGGTAAGAAAACCAAGCACTACGGACGATTTCTGTCGTCTCACCGTTTAGCTCTGGTTCATTTGGTCGGATGGTCTCCCTACATAAATAAGTTCGCCCACAACTTATTAGGAGACACCGATGACCAAGACCAGATTTCTACCAGCTTTTTTATTTGCGCTGACCAACATCTTTAACGTCACCGGCGAGAGCTCAAACGAGTGGGCAGGTGTCATCGTTCAAATCAAGGACAAGTTTTTCTACACGTGTCCTGTCAGCTCAGGTGAGTTCTCAACATTCACTGTTCGTGCTGCATTCCCGAAGTCTGCAAAGTTGGTTGCTATCTACCACTCACACCCTGGAACTGAGTATGCAGGTGAGTACTTCTCACCAGATGATGTCGCAGTCGCGAAGCAACTCAACTTGCCTAGCTATATTGGTGTACTAACGTCTCACAACATCCATCGATACATTCCAAGTAAGGACTCCACTCAGACCTATCACAACGGTAGTCACATCGCTAAAGGCTTCACATCCACAGGAACAGTTATATAAAACAAGTCAGACGTTCGGTTCGAACATCCCACCTAAGACGTGGGATTTTTTATGACCCAGTTGCAGCAAACTAATACTAATTCGATTTGCGATTCGCGTTTTTACAAAAAATCAACGCACTCCGGACGCTTTTCACAATTTTATTTCATCGCTTTCCTGATTTTACTTTCCAAATATCGTCCGTACGGCGTAATTATCGCGGCTAATCGCCGTTGACTTCCGTACTTTCGCGGCTAATCGCCAACTTTCGCGTGCAGGTTTGGAGAAATGGCTATATGACCCTAATGTTTTCCCATTCCCACAATTCCAAATAGGTTTCAACAGCACACGGACGATTTCTCACAGCACATCCCACCTGCCTTGCATCGTTGCTCACCGTCGAACGGTTTCTCTCCCCATTAGTGTCAGCAGTATTCCTGCACGATTACCCTCATTTCTTTACGTGTGATTAGGGTTATGAACACTTCGAATCGTCGTATTCCTGCACGATTTCCAGTGTCGGAACCGTTCTAACACCGTGAATCATTCGCAATTATTTTAATTGTGTCTTTGGTGCTAACTGTTGATGGTCATCTCTGAAGCAACGGAGATGAATATGAACCACGAAATCCAACAACTGATTGAACTCGTCAAAAATAGCACTGAGCCTGTACAGACTGTGGTTGACAGTTACTTCAGTGCCATCAGTTGGAGCCTGCTCAAACAGGAGTACGACAGTTTCTCAGCAGCTGAAAAGGCCTTCTTGATTGCCAAACTCTCAACCGAGAGGAAGTAATCGATGAACACTTTCAAATCCGGAGACCACGTTCGTGACAACAGGGGCAACACATACATCGTGTTGTTCCAGCACAATGACCTTCAAGTCTTTGTAGGTTGCAACACTTGGATCCACCCCTCAAATCTTCACTTGATCTCAACCCACTAAGGAATCGAAAATGAATACCACTGATATGACTCGCCAAGAACTCCGCGCTGCTGCCAAGAAAGCTGGCATCAAGTACGGCAAGATGTCCCTCCTTCAAATTCGCAATGCACTGACTGATGTGAAGCCTGGTGCTGCTGTTAAGTCCAAGAAGGAGAAGGTTCGCAAGGAGCGAACTGGTACGAAGATGGAATCAGCAATGAAAATCCTGGCCGACAACGGTGACAAGTCTCGCAAGGAGATCATTGCTCTTTTTCAGTCCAAGGCCAAGCTCACTGCCGCTGGTGCAAATACGTACTACCAGTTGTGCCAGAAGAAGTTGAAGTCTTAAAACGTTCTCACACGTTTGAAGAGGAAGCCGGCTAGTCCGGCTTTTTCTTTGTCCTGATTTCCTTCCGCACTAAATAGGGAGAACCAATACAAAGGATTTATCTACACATGGCATATGGCACAAGCAGCGCTGAAGACCGCATTAATCGTAAAGCACGAATGGAAGAACGTCTCAACCGCGCACCTCTCCCACCAATGATTGACAACGCGGGTGGTGCAAAACAAAAGAAAGAAAAAGCAGCGAAGAAGGCCGGTGGCAATAAGACCCGAGGCAAACAAGCACTGAGCATTGTTGGTGATGTTAACCAACGCGCACTTGAACGCATCGCAAAGAAGTTCAAGCAGCATCCATTGATGCTTACCCCTTTAGAAGTACTTGTTGAGATTGCATCAGATGTCAATGCATCCAACAACGCACGTCTGACAGCAGCCAATGCAGCAGCACCATATCTCCACAAGAAGATGACCAGCTTTACAGATGATCAAGTAGCAGCCACCGGTACAGCGCCTCCAGTAATCAATATTGTCGAAGTGAAGAATGATAATGCAGAGCTTCGTGCTGACCTTGAGAAAGAACTCGACGCTGCCATTGCCAATGCTGGCAAGACACGAACTGAATGACAGCCGTAGAGATCAAACTACTTCCACATCAAGTTAGTTTCTTAAGGTCAGACAAACGATTCGTAGCATTGGTAGGTGGCTTTGGCTGTGGCAAGTCATACGGCCTAGCAGCGAAGGCATTCGATAGTGCATCCAAGAACCCTGGGTTTGATGGTGCATTGATTAGCAGATCATCGAGACAGCTTCACGACTTCCTTCTACCTGAAGTCAAATCCTACCTAACAAAGGTGCTTGGCCCTGAAGACAGTGGCACTTGGAAGATGAAAGATGGTGACAAGATCGTTATCAATTGGTCCCCAAAATGCACAGTCATCCACTTACTAGTCGCCAGCAATGATGCCTACAAGAAGTGGGCAGGTGGAAACTTTGCATGGGTCGGCATTGATGAAATCGACACGATGGATAAGCCATTCGAAGTGTGGAGCTATGCGAATGACCGTGTTCGTGTCAAAGCACCTCACATTCAGACATTCTGCGCATCAACCCCTGAAGGCTATCGATTCCTTTATCAGTTCTTCGAGAAGCAACCGAAGGAGAATCCCAACCTTGATGATCGTGAGCTTGTGCGTGGTTGCACATTCGACAACCTATTGAACCTTGATGAAGGCTATGTACGCAATCAGATTCGTACTCGCAACCCTCTACAGCTTCGCGCATACATCTATGGAGAGTTCTGCAACCTAGAGGGCAGTCCTGTCTATTACCGCTACAAGCCATCATATGACGACGGTAATTGGACCACTAAGACGATTGAAGACTTCCCAGACAGTCCATTGCACATCGGCATGGACTTCAACAAGCACAAGAACCCTTGCGTCGTGCATGCCATCCAAGATGGCAAACGATATGCAGTGGATGAGCTGTACGGATTGAAGAACAGTGATGAGTGTATTGGTGAGATCAAGAAGCGCTATCCAGGACGGATGATTGACTTCTATCCAGACGCTTCAGGCTTCGAGGCCATTCAGAACTATGAGAAGCACTTTGGTGGTGATCGAGTCAACTACAGTGCCGCCAATCCAAAGGTCAATAAGCGTGTCACGAGCTTGCATTGGGGTATCCAGAATCCTCTGACACAGCAACGCACGTACCTCATTAATCCTGAGAAGTGCCCAGAACTCGACAACGGTCTACAGCATCAGACTTACAACGAGAAGAACGAACCAGACAAAGAAGCTGGTGTTGATCACGCAATCGATGGCGCCGGCTACTTCCATTATTGGCATTGGCCAGTGGATGACAAACAAATCAGCCAAAGCACGCTTGGCATATAAATAGCAAAAGCGCACCAAAAAGAGAAAAACAATGGCTGATTCCAATCCAATCACACTTAATCCAGGCAATACATTACTTGCCACAATGCCATCAGCCATCTTCCCAGACAGCATTGGCGTTAACATTTCAGCACCATCACCATTCTTCACACAGTTGCGATTGTTCTGGTCAATGGTCAATTGTCTTTGGGAAGGCACGGAAGCAATGCGATTGGCTGCACGACGTTACCTGCCTCAAGAACCTAACGAAGATGACACAAGCTACCTACGTCGTCTTCACCGCACGACACTTCACAACTTCTACAAGCGCACGATTCAATCAGGTGTTGCAAAAGTATTCAGTAAAGATCCTCACCTTGAAGACGATACCGCACCAGAAGAGATTCAAGATTTCATCAAGGATGTAGACACACAAGGTCGTAACCTTGCGCAGTTCGGTAAAGACTTACTTGAGGATGGAACAAACCACGGAGTAGGGTACCTTCTTGTTGATTACGCTCGCATCGGGCAGGACTTCTCTAACCTTGCCGAAGAACAAGCTTCAGGCAATCGTCCTTACTGGGTAAAGATTTCTGCACAGAACGTACTTGACGCACGCTCTTGTAAGTTTACCAACGGCGAACGTCTCGGCTACTTCAAATACGAAGAACAGGTCGTTGAGCCAACCAGTGATGGCAACTCATCGTCCGTATACCAACAAGTCAGAATCTACCGACAAGATCCAGCAACCCCACAAGTATTAGACGTAGAGGGTAATGTTCTTCGTGAAGCCCAAGGTGAGACGCCAGTTCAGTTCGCTGTCTACCGAAAGGAAGACCACAACGGATTGCAATGGAAGCTTCAAAGCAGCGGCACATTGAGCGTTGATGCGATCCCAGTCATCCCAACATACACAAACAAGATCGGCTTCATGGTTGGAAAGCCACCATTGCTCGACCTTGCTGAAATCAACATTGAACACTGGCAGGCAAAATCGGATTACAACAACATCCTTCACTTTGCGACCGTTCCTATCCTTTTTGGCTCTGGAATTAAGCCTGAGTTGGATGCAAACGGTGCAAAAAAGGAAGTAACGATCAAAGCCAATGCAATGATCGCAACGAACGACAAAGACGCCACACTCAAATACGTTGAACACAGCGGCGCAGCCATCGGCGCAGCACGTACCAACATCATGGACCTTGAAAGCCGAATGGAAAAGCTCGGCATGGTCCTTACACAGCCACAAACAAGTGGCATCACAGCTACTTCAACTGCCATCTCAAGTGCTGAATCAAATTCCCTGTTGAAAAGTTATGCGTTGAACTTACAAGACAGTCTCAATGCCGCGCTCGACTTTACTGCACAGTACTTAAAGGTGGTGCCATCAGCTCGCGTGATCGTCAACACAGAATACGCCGTCGATTACACAACAAATTCGACAATGGCAGACGTCTTGACAGCGTTCAATGCCGGTGTCATCGACAATCTAACGGTCATTGCAGAAGGCAAGCGTCGAAATGTATTCGACCCAGCCGCAAAGATCGTACCACCTGCTGTCAATCAATCACTTCTCAAGCCGCCAACACTAGTTGCTATAGCGCCAGGAGAAGGCGATCAATCGTTTAGCAGTACCGGTTCCGCAGCATAAATAGCCGCACAAATTACCCAACACAAAGGAAAGCATGGATATCACAACAGAGTTTAAGGATCTTGGACTATCAGCAGAAGTATTGGCAGTGTTCAGCGATGAAAAGAATAGCGCCGCATTGGCAAAAATCATAGAAGCCAGCAAGGCACCACTTGTCACCAAGCGTGACGAGCTACTTGGTCAAATCACAAATCACAAGACGTTTTTAACAAGCCTTGGTGGTGAAGACGCTATCAAGAGCCTTGCCCAAGCGAAGGCAGAAGCAGATCAGAAGGTAAAGGATGCATTGGCACAATCAACAGATGCAAATGCCGTCCGTGACACCTTAGGTAAGGAAATCAAGACACGTGACGAGAAGATTCAAGCACTGCTTGGTGAAAAGAAGGAAGCAAAGGTTCGCAGTCAGGTAAAGCGAGCGTTGACAGAAGCAAAGGGCGATGCCGATCTATTGATGCCACACATCACGTCAAGATTGAAGTCTGAAGTTAACGATGCTGGTGAAGTAGTAATCACAGTATTGAACGATGAGGGCAAGCCTTGGATGGTCGGTACTGATGCGAAGCCAGCGAAGATTAGCGATCTCCTTGAGAGTTTTAAGAAGAATGCAAGCCTTGCAAAGGGATTCGCAGCTTCTGGCACATCAGGATCAGGTGCAACGTTCAACGCCGGTGCTCTCAAAGGTGTCGTCAATCCGTGGGCGCCAGAGACAATGAACCTCACGAAGCAGGGCGAAATTGTTCGTTCAAACCCAGAAATGGCGAAGGCACTAAAGGCAGCTGTCGGAAAAGTCTAAGTTTTCGTGATCTTTTCTACGATCACTACTAAATAACCCTCATAGAACGATTGAAGAGATCGATCAACGGTCCCTCTCTTCAATTGACCCCACGGGTTCTCCTGTCAAGCCAACGGCGCGACTGGATGTCGTTACTAAAAACAACAACAAAAAAAGTAATGACAACCATTAGGAGAATTTTAAATGTCATCAGATTTAGCCGGATATATTGTCCCTTCAGAATTCAGCCCATATGTGCTTGAACAGTCTGTCGTAAAGAACGGTCTTCTAGCATCAGGCATTATTGCCAACGATCCAATGCTTTCAGGCATGCTTGCACAAGGCGGCCAGGTAGCAAACGTACTTACATTCAAGAATTTGGATGCTAACGGTACAGCAGCAAACGCAACAAGTTCAGATCAGAGCTCAAGCGCAACACCAGAATTGATTACTGCACACAACCAGAAGTTCACCCGCGTAGGTCGTAACAAGGTATGGGCAGCAGCCGATTGGGATTACAGCATTCTTGGACAAGATCCAGCGCAGTACATCGCACAATCAGTCTCCACTGCAATGATTCAGTGGCGTCAGACATCACTTATCAACGAGCTTAGTGGCGTTACATTGGCACTGATTGCAGGTTCTTCTGGATCAGTAAACAAGATCGCTGTAGAAACTCTTGGCACACCATACTTAGCAGCACAGCAAATCAATGCATCAAGCATTGGCGCAACCATTGTTAACGCATGGGGCGATGCAGGTGTTCGTGACTCATTGATGAATGGTATGAACGGCGTGGCAATTTTCATGCACTCCAACACATACAACTTCCTATTGAGCACTGACTACGTTAGCTTCCAGCGTGTTTCAACACAGACATTCGGTTTCACAACATACTTGGGCTACCCAGTAATCGTTGATGACACATTGCCCGTTCGTGTTGGTACAACATCAGGACACGTTTACACAACTTTCCTTGTTAAGCAGGGTGGTATTCGCTTCGGTTACTCTCAGCCAAAGAACGCAACGGAAATCTTCCGCGCTCCATTGGTAGGTAACGGCGGCGGTGCTGATCAGTTGTTCCAACGTGACAGTTTCGCTTACCACGTAACTGGTATGTCCTTCACAGGTTCAGCAGCTGGTGATACACCAACTGATGCAGAACTTGCAACAGCAAACAAGTGGACCCAGGTACTTTCTGCTAAGCAGACAGGTGTCGCAGTCCTTATCCACAACAACGCCGTCTAATAAACGTCTTGTATGTGAAATGAATGAAGCCCAGGGAGAAATCCTTGGGCTTTTTCTTTGTCTTGACTGAACACCAATAAATACAACAACCAATAAGGAGTTCACATGGCAGACGACATTAATTCAGTAGATCCATTCAAGGCAGCAGCTGTATCACGCTTGGCAGCAGACGAACGTGCATTCAAGGCAAGCGTAATTAAAGAAATACAAGACCTTAAGACACTAGTACATAACTTGGTCTCAAAGCTTGAAGCAAAAACAAAGTAAGGATAGTTGATGAGCTTAATAGTTGAAGACGGAACTGGACTACCAAATGCGGAAAGTTATGTGTCTGTAGCAAATGCTACAGCGTACGTTTCAACGTTCTACTTTCCAACAGACCCATTGGCGGTACTTTGGAACGCAGCACTAAATGCCAACTCTGGTGCCAATTGTGAGATTGCACTTCGCCGCAGCACTCGTGACTTAGACGCAGTATTCGGTCCTGTCTACTGGTCAGAAATGTTGAAATCAACACAAGCACTTCAATTCCCACGCCAGCCATTCTACGAATGGAACAGAGGCAGTAACAACTTTCAGCAGGGCATTAATGGGTACTTCTATACGGACACCAGTACAGCAGTTCTGGTTACGGGCATTCCAATTGGGCTAGTCCAAGCAACCGTCGAACTCGCATTAATCCTTCTAAACGGCTTTGACATCACAGGTCCAACAGATCGTAGTGCAACGACAAGTCGTGACTACCAAAGAGTTGGCACCTTAATCACGGAATTCAACTACTTCTATGCCTCATCTGCGACAGCAATGAACACTCGTAAGGTATCCACACTAATTGCTCCATTTGTCAGCTCTGATCCATCTGGAGCCAATGTAACGCTACAGAGAGGGTAATTGTGCCTAATATCAACTACTCAAAGTTACAAGCATCAGCAAAGAAAACACTTCAGAGCTTCAATGCTATTCCTGTAATCGTTCGCTTATTGAACAACACCGTGATCAATACGGTTGGTGTTTTCACAGACGGCATAGCAAAGAACATTGACAACCGTCAGAACCCAACCTGGGTAACTGGTGAGACAAATCGCTGTGTCGTAGTACCCGGTATTGATTTCTTCAATGCTGGAACAAATACGACAACCACACCTCAGATGGGTGGAACTGTCGAGTAGACCATCAATATGGTTCAGTTCAAAAAAGTCATCGACAAAGTGGCAATGGAAATGCCAATTCCCAACGTGCCAATCCTGTTCACCTTAGAAATATTGTAATGCAGAACTTCACGCAGATCGAACAGTCATTCGACACAGCATTACAAACTGTTCTCACCAGCACTTCAGTGACTGGCATCAACAGCATTCAACTGTTCACCGAAAATAAGACGATGAACTTTGCAATGCTACCTGATATGACTCAAAAGCTGGGGGTGAGAACAACTCTCATTCCGGCAAAGACTATCGTTGAGACACTTGGTGCTGGTGGATACGTAAGTGTTAACGGCAACTATGCGATCGATGTTTTCGGACAAGTAAACACAGGCTACGTGGCTGTTCAAACTCTCGCCGATGCTCTACTTGCAGCATTTCCAAGAGGCTTACAGTTCGTATTACCAAACGGTGACACGATTCAAGTAAATGTGTCCTCACCATCTGTCAATACAAATCAAGGCGGATGGACGATGGGCAAACTATACGCAAGGCAAATCATTATCGAGTGGCAGGGATACGTAATCCCATAATGCCAGCACTTAAAGGGCTTGACCAATTCCTAATGAAGATAAAGCAACTAGAGCAGTTGCCGAAAGCCTTCGCTGATGAGTTCAAGAAGCGCGTGACTGATAGGTCTCCTGTCCTTACAGGCTTGTTGAAAGACTCATGGGATATCCAGGTCAAACCTGGTGTTCTTCAGCTAGGTAACAAGGCAACAAACGAAGAGGGCCAACCCTATACCGCCTACGTGGAATTCGGCACATATAAACAGGCACCGGTGCTAATGATTTCAACAACGCTGCTTGAAAAGAACGACATTCTGAAGGTGGCAAAGAAGAATGCAGGGCTTTGATCGTCTCCGCATAAATAACTCCATAACAACAATCCTTATGGAGTTCGCTAATGACAATTTTCGCAACTGGCGCAGAAACACGAGTCGCAATCGTAGCCGAAGTAACACCAGGCACAACGCCTGTAACACCAACAATGTTGGTATTGCCGATCACCAAGCTTGACTTGGAACTCAACAAGAACTTCTACGAAGACACATCAATCTTTGGTGATCGTATGGAACGCGACGTCATCGTCGGCATTGGTAAGGTAGCAGGTTCCCTTTCAGCAAACCTTTCTCACGCAAACTACATTCCATTGCTTTCAACAGCAATGTTCAACCAACCAGTAGCAAAAGTACTAAAAACAGGAACAACGTGGAATACCTTGACCATTGAAGAGTGGCATTTGGATATCACCAAGGGTTGGGTCAGCACAGGTTGCTTCGTAGACAAACTGTCAATCAAGTGTCCAGTAAACGGCCTTGTAACCTTTGACGCAACAATCAATGGTATGAACCAGACAACAGAGACCAACAGCAGCAGTAGTTGAAGTGCCTTACACCCACTTGGGTGGAACAATCAATGAAGGCGGTTCAGTCATTGCCTACTTCACAGCTATCGATCTTACGATTGATAACGGCGCAACAGCATTGGAAGTACTTGGCGGCGCAACACCAGTTGGTTACACACCGGGCATGTCAAAGATTAGCGGAACAGTTACTGCATATATCCCAGACTTGACCTTGTTCGCAAAGTTTTTGAACAACACACAGACGTCAATCAGTTTCACACTGACAGACGGCACGAATACGCTTCAATTCAACATGCCTTCGGTGTCATACACTGGAGTTAAGAAGCCAGTTGCGGGTCAGGCCGCAATGACTCAAACATTAAGCTTCAAAGCGACACGTGATGCAACAACCGCAAGCAATTTGGTAATCACTGAATCGTAATCTGAACGGAACTCAATAGTTCAATAAATACCTCCAACGCTCAACACATTGGAGGTCTTTTATGTCTGATTTATTTGCATCTACGATTACCCACGAATTAACACACCCTATCACCGGCGAACCAACCGGTCTTACCTTGGAACTTATCGGTCAAGATCACGACGACTATCATCAAGCTCAAATTGACGTCGTAAAGAACTTCCGTAAGAACGGCACGACAGATCCAGCCGAAATCAGTCACTCAATCGAGGGACAAGTGAAAGTGGTAGCCGCATGCATTGTTGGATGGACAAATACATCAGATGCATTCAAGCAAGTATTTGCGAAGCTCGGTTTCACTGACGATACATTTTCAAAGGAGAAAGCATTGGCGCTGGTCGGACAGAAGACTGCACGGTGGGTTCGTGAACAAATCCTTACTGCCATCGGAGACAAGGAACGTTTTTTCAAGATTGCATCAATCTCCTAATTGATGCAGTAAAAAACAAAATCTGGTTGGACACTCCAGGCGCTGATGGGGTTTCACAACGCACTCACCTATTAGGAATTGAGCGACTCTCTGGGCAACGTCCCAAAGAACTCAACCTGGCAACAGAACCGCCCGGATGTTTCCTTTGGTTGTGGACGGTCTTTCATTCGCTAAATCACGCACGCCAATACAACGCGAATGGATATCCAATCCCTATTACGAATCAAGAACTGTTGGCCTGGTGTCAATTAAACGATGAAAAGCTCTCAAAACAAGAATTAGCACTATTACGCCAGATGGACGCGGTTTGGATAAATACCCGCATACAACTACAACGGGAAATGAACAACAGTGGCTGATTCAATTTTAGAACTCCTATTTTCGGCGGACACAAAGGACCTGGACAAAGCTAAGGAAAAGCTTAGCGATCTTGGCGGTTCAATGCCTACCGTTGGTGAGGGTATTGAAAAACTCGCCAAATCATTTGCCAACATTCCAGGTCCTGTCGGTGTTGCTGTAGCCGCATTCGTTGGCTTCGCTATTGGGTTGAAATCAATGATCGAGGGCACCATTGAATCGGAAACTCGTCTTCTTGAACTATCCGAATCAATGGGAATGACCGTTGATAAGGCTCAGCCTTTCATTGAAGCGATGGCACTGGCCGGCATAGAAGGCACGAAGCTTCAAACATCAATGACCAAGCTGGCGCAAGCCATCGGTCAGGCAGTCGCAGATCCAGCAGGCAAAGCGGCTGACGCATTCAGAAAGCTTGGTGTCTCACAAGAGGAGCTAAAGAACGGCGATACAGAACAGATTATGAAGGATGCCGCAAAGGGACTTGATCAGTATGCCGATAGCGCAACCAAGACAGCGGTCATCCGTGAACTGTTTGGTAAGCAAGGCCCAGCAATCATTGCAGCAATGCGTGATGAAGTCGCCATGGAAAAAATGGCAGCAGACGCACAAGAACAATATGGCACGAAGGTAAGTGAGACCGACGCAAAATCGGCTAAGTACTTTGGTGAGACTCTAAAACTCGGTATGACAATGTTTGAAGGCGTTTCGATGAGCATTACGAAGTCGCTACTTCCAGGGCTTCAGGTATTGGTCGATCAGTTCGCCGAGTCAGGTAAGGAAGGCGGAGTGATGCGTAACATCCTCGATGCACTATCCACATCAATCGCGTTTGTCGCCAAAATAATCATCTCTACGTTGGTAGAGCCAGTTAGATTCCTTGCGGAAGTGTTCAAGGAAACAGGAACGGCCATCGGTGCATCGTTCGCTGCAATCGCAGCAGCAGCACACGGCAATCTTGGTGAAGCAAAGAAGATCATCACTGACATGAATGCTGACCTAATCAAAATGAATAACGATTACGTAGCCAGTGCAAAGAAGTTTGAGGATGCGCTATGGGGCATTAAAGACCCACTAGAGGAAATTGATGTCACGGCTAAAAAGATCAAGCCATCACTCGATGGATTCGACGCCGGCGCTCACAAAGTAACTGACACACTCGAAAAGCTGCGTGCTGAACTTACTGCGCAGGAACTGATTCAACAGGAAGCGGCAAAAGGTCTTAACCAATACAAAGCCGCACAAGATGAAGTAGCTCTATCT